CTTTAAAAATAATTGAAGTAATTTATTTTTTTGTCCTTTTGTAGTTCTTTGAAGAGGTTTATCAGCCATCTTACTACGGTCAAGGCTAGCTAAAGATAGGGCAGGATTATACCCAATATATTTTACGCTACCTCCTTTATTTGTAATTGGAAAAGCTAAAGAACCTCTGTACGCTGTTTTCTTTAATTGATTTCTTAAATTTTTCATTTGAAAATTTATTTGATTTAATCTTTTTTCATTTACTTTAGGTCTATTTCTTAAAATTTTTTGTTCTTTTATTAATGTATTTCTTCGTTCTTCGATAGATCTAACAATACCTTTTCTATTTGCGTCTTTATCTAATATCATCAACATCCTTAATGTCTCGCCTTCTTTTTTTGGAAAAGGGTGATGCACGTCTCCTTTTTTAATTGGTTTGTCTAAAGTTTTTAAATTATCTCTAATTAATTTTTTAATCCTATTGGGATCTCTTTTTGAATCTTCTATTACTTTATATCTTTGTATTGCTAATTTTTCAGCTTCTGTAACTCTTGGTTTATTTAATCTTGGCTTTTCTTTTGCTCTTAAAGTTGAGGCGGCTTTTGCCCTAGTTTCTTTTGACTGCCCGAGAGTTGATTTTTCGTAAGGTAATTTTTCTTGTTTTAAAATTTCAGCAATAGAAGACTTTAAAGAATTTCCTTTAGCTTTTGAAGTAGTTACTTTATTTGCTATATCTCTGGTTAGTATTTTTTTATTTTCTTTTTTTAAATCATCATAAATTTGTATTACTTCTTTTTTAAAACTTTCTCTAGGCTTATCTAATTCTAATTCAGCCCCTTCCAATATTCCTTTTGTGTAGTCTAAAGCGGGACTATATCCTGAAGTTTTTAAATTAGTTCTAACTTGTTCAATACTTGGATTAAAACCTAAAGCAGCTTTTACACTGTTGTAAGCGTTTATAATTATGTTTGGTCCAGTTTTAAAACCAACACGTCCTCCGTCTTTTTTATCTTCTCTTAACCATTCTTCAAAAGAAAGGTCTTCAAATTTATCCTCTCTTTTAACGTACTCTTCAAAAGTACCTCCATATTTAAAATCTACCCTACCGCCATCTTTAAAAAATCTACTTACGCCTTCATTACCTGAAGCTATAAAATCTTTGTAAGACATTGTACCGCCAGCATTTTGATATGCTTTGAATGAATCTAAGGATAAACCGATAGCGTCTTCTGTTCCTTTAACGGCGTCTGACGCATCAGCTACTTGGTCTTTTAAATCAAACCTATCTTTTAAAGTAGGCGCTAAAGATTCAAACTCATCGGTTGCTGGATTATATAAGTACTTCAACAATACCTCCTCTTGCAAACTTAGTTGGATCGTCATCAGACTTTTTAAGGTTAAATGGCAAAATTTCTCCTGACTCTAAAAACTCATCACCCGGTAATACTCCAACATCTTCTGGTGCAATCTCATTTTTAATTTTAACTAGATTAGCTCTTTTTATATTTTGATTTTTAATATCTTCTGCGCCTTTAAAGAAAGGATTGTCGCCTCCTTCAATAGTTTTAATAACAAGATCTATATCTGCAATCTCTTGATCTAGTTCTCCTGGTAGATTGTAGTGCGAGTATGTATTGCCTGGTGCATTTTTATTTTTTGTTACAAGACCTAGTTTCCTAAATTCAAATCTGCCTGGGTATCTAGAGCCACCCATAGTGTCATAAGTTTTATCAATATACTTTGCTAATATATCAAAGCCATTATCACCATAGTGATGTCTAAATACTTTAATAGGATCTATGAAAGGATGTCCCCCTTCTTTTACAGCGTTGTAGATCTCAGGGCTAACGGTAATATTTTTTGCTTCGATCTCATCTTTTAAAAATTGTCTTGTAAGCGTTCTATTAATACCTTCGTTCTGTGCATAGCCTTTACCTTGATATAGATTTTTTACTCTATCTTTTGGATTAGGATAAGTTTGTAGTTCATCTATTTTTTTTACACTTTCATCCATTTCTCCTAAGATATCCTTAAAGTCGTCAAAGATATCGCTCTGCATATAATCAGCCAATTGAGTGGTCGATGGTTGCTTACTTATATTTGTTTTAAACATGTTATAAAGTTTCTCAGGTTCTTTACCTGCATCACTTAATTCAACACCTAATGATTTAACTTTCTCATCTAGGTTTTTAAATATTTTCATATTATAAATAATATTGTCCATATCTTTGCCACCTAAAGCTAAATTCTTAGCTTGTGCTTCTTTTATCTGTTTGACCATACCTTGTTCAATAGCGTCTCTCTCTAATCTAAATCTATTATACATACCTTCTGTTGTGCCATCTAATCCATCTAGCACAAACTTAGATTTTTGAGGATCTGGCATTTTTGAATTAATAAAATTAAAATTACCACGTTCTTTTTTTGTAAGTAATTTTTTGGGAATAGATGATCTCTTAACCGTTTTAAGATTTGCTCTTAGCCCTGTTAGATATTGATACGCTTCACCATATAACTTAGAATACTCCGCGCCATCCATGTCTGTAGAATCTTGACCCTCTTTAATAAAACCTCTTTTAATTGCTAGCTCTTCTGCTAGGACATCTGCATTATATTTTGTATCACCCGCTGCATAACCTGGTGATACATTATCACTTGCTGTGATAACATCAGGCTTAGTGTTTTCAGGTAATTTAATAGAGCCCGTGGTTTTTGTATCAGGTATTTTAATCTTACCTGTAGGTGCTTTAATACCTGTAATCTTTTCAGCAAACTCTTTAGCTAGTTTCTCTGGTAGACCGCTTTCTACAAAATAGGCAAAGGCCTCAAAAAATTGTCTCATTAATAATACGTCCTTGTACGTTTCGGTTTATTTTCATCTATGTAGTCTTCAGGGTGTCCAATTAGTCCACCTTGTCTGAAGCGCATGATGGCTTGAGTGGTAGAATCTACCAAGTCGTCATGATCTCCATTAGGAAACGCTGCGCACTCTTCGATAACTTCGTCCGCAAATTTCTGGTCTGGTGCCCATATCATACCACTTTCAAACAAAGGTGCAACCGCATTTACCCTTGCATGCTTATCATTTCCTTTCGACGGCGTAAAATTAATTACAGGTATATCCATTTGTCTAAGCTCATAGGTTAGAGGCAGACCTGATGCTTTGGCCTCTACAATCACTGATTCGGGTTGCCAATACTTATATTGCTGTAGAGCTAGACGTCTAAGCTCTGGAAACTCGTATCGTCCCTTAATAGCATCAAGTAATAATAAATTAGCTGGACTATCCTCTGTTGGGTAAAAAATACCCCACGTTGTAATAGCAGAATAGTCAGCCGACTCCTTCTTCATAAAAGCTGTATCGTAAGATTGTATAACGTGGTGAAGCGGAGGAATATCTTCCTTGTTATACTTCTGCCACCATTCTCGTTTTAAGATAGCACCTTCCTCTGATGTAGGTTGTTGCATCCACTGCGCGTTCCATTTACCAACAGGCAGGGTTGCTTTAACTTTTTCTAACTCGTCCGTGCTCCAATATTCTGGCCACACTGGTCCGTGGTCCATGAGCGCCGGAAACTCGACCACGTGCCACTGATCAGACTTCGGTTCTTTTTGGTTCGCTATAAGTTTTGCTGTTAAATCTTTTGTTGACCAACGTGTCATTACCAAGACAATCTTACCCCCTGGTTGAAGTCTTTGTCGTGGTCCTGATGTATACCAATCATAAGCTCGTTCTAATGCGTCAGGACTCAATGCGTCTTGCTCTGAGTGTGGGTCATCAATAATCAATAAGTCCGCACCACGGCCCGTGATAGCTCCGCCAACACCAGCTGCAAAGTACTCACCACCTTGTGACGTTTCCCAACGGCCCGCTGCTTTAGAATCTTCTTGTAAAGTTGTTTTAAAAATTTTTTGATAATCCTCACTGTCGATAAGATGTTTGGACTTACGACCAAACCTTACGGCTAATTCTGAATTGTGCGTGGTTTGTATAATCTTTAATTTTGGATTACGGCCCACCATCCACGATGGCAAAAGGAAAGATGCGAACTCAGACTTTGTGTGTCTTGGTGGCATGTTAACTATTAATCTATTTATTTCACCTGTAGCTAACTTATTAAATTTTTCTGCTATGTGTCTATGGTGTGAGCCTTCTACAAATTCTGGCCACATGTATTTTACAAAAGATAAGAAATCATTCCTAGCTTTGTTTTGTATTTTCTTTTCAGCATGAAGAACCTTTAGTTGCTTATAGGTTCGTCTTACATCTGCAGGAAGTTTACTTATATCTATTTCTTTTACATTCATAAAAATTTTTTAAAAAATTTTTTGCACTTGTTTAAAGTGTTCATATTGTTTTTACCAGGTCTAACTGTCTAAATCAAGCAATACAACCTAGAGTAGTGGGACCCCTTTATGTATAAAAGGGGGGATGGGGTCGCGCCACAACCTGTGATTGAGATCCCATTAGGATCCATTGGACCGCGAAGCGGGGCGCCCGCAGGGCGCCCCACAACTTATGATTGATTGTTAGTCTAGTAATGTCATGTATGCTTTAGCATTATTCTTTTGGAACCATCTAATGCCCTTACGTACTATGTCCCATGTTGGGTCATCTCCATTGTTTGGGTCAGCTGTTTCATTTGCTTTCATAACAGCTTTCCACATTGCATACTCTTCAGCTGTCAACATCTCTGATTGTTGACTTAATGGGTTAGTTGCTTTGTGTATTCTTTGTGTCATATATATGTCCTTTCTATATCCCTTATAATCCTATTCTGCCTGTGTGTCAACCCCTCTTTCAGTTAT